TGCTCCTATATTAACATCTAAGCAGATCTTAACTGCTATTACTAAGAATACACTTGCATTACCAAGTAATGTGTCTCTTTCTATTGGTGATGTTGTTAGACAAGATACTAGCGGTGCTTATGGTGTTGTTGAGAGTGCAGTATCTAACTCAAATTCAATTGATGTAGTTGGTGTTGAAGGAACATTTACTAATACTTACAATATTAGAAGAGAAGGTCAAAATGGTTCAGTTGAAGATCTATCAGTAATACCTTCTACAGTTACCGTGATATATACTAATAAGCCTCACTGGTCTTCAACACTTGATGGGGGTACATTCTAACTTTAAAATATTATGCAACAACAAAATAATAATGGTGACGTTGATGTTAATGTTCTTGTGAGTTTATATAATGGTAAATTGGCACAATCATTAAATCAAAATGTACTTTTGGAAGCAAAATTACAAACTTTAAAAAATGATTTTGAAGAGGAAGAAAAAAATCTCCAACAGGAAATAATCTCTTTACAAGAAGAAATTCAAAAACTGAAAAAGGCTAGGAAAACTGATTAGAGAATATGGCAAAACCAGCAAGTAGACAACAACTTATAGATTACTGCTTAAGGAAGCTGGGTGCTCCTGTGTTAGAAATTAATGTTGATGATGATCAAATTGATGATGCAGTTGATGATGCTTTACAACTTTTCAACGAGAGGCATTTTGATGGTGTTGAAAGGATGTTTCTTAAGTATAAAATTACTCAAGAAGATTTAGATAGAGGTAGAGCAAAGGGTACAGATGGAGTTGGTATTGTAACTACGACAGCAACATCTACGAATATATCAGGTTACGGAACTACAACAAGTAGTTGGTATGAAACTTCCAATTTTTTACAGGTTCCAGATTCTGTAGTAGGTATAGAAAAAGTTTTTAAGTTTGATACTAGTACCATATCAGGTGGTATGTTTAGTATTAAATATCAGTTATTTTTGAATGACCTTTATAATTTTAATTCTGTTGAATTACTTCAATATTCTATGGTTAAATCCTATTTGGAAGATATTGATTTTTTACTAACTACAGATAAACAGGTAAGATTTAATAAGAGACAAGATAGATTGTATTTGGATATAGATTGGGGTGCTCAATCACTTGATAATTTTTTAGTTCTTGATTGTTATAGGGCATTAGATCCAACATCTTTTACTCAAGTTTTTAACGATCCTTTTCTCAAAATGTATCTTACTGCTCTCATAAAGAGACAGTGGGGACAAAATTTAATTAAATTTCGTGGAGTTAAGTTACCAGGTGGTATAGAACTTAATGGTAGAGAAATTTTTGACGATGCTGAAAGAGAAATTGAAGGTCTAAGATCTAGAATGGCATCAGAATACGAATTACCTCCATATGATTTTGTGGGTTAATGAGACATGGCATTAAATCCCTTTTTTCTACAAGGATCTTCTTCTGAACAAAGATTAACTCAAGATCTTATAAATGAACATCTTAAGATTTATGGTGTAGAAGTAACATATATTCCAAGAAAGTATGTAAATACAAAATCTATTATAGAGGAAGTTCAATCTTCTAAGTTTGATGATAATTTTTCTATAGAAGCATATGTCAACACCTACGAAGGATATGGTGGGCAAGGAGATGTGTTAACTAAATTTGGAATGAGTATAAGAGATGAAGTTACTCTTACAATTTCAAAAGAAAGATTTGAAGATTTCATAGCACCATTTATGGCAGGTTTAGATGATGGACCTGGCGGGAATGAAGAGATTATACTTTCCAATAGACCTAGAGAGGGAGATTTAGTATTTTTTCCACTCGGATCAAGGTTATTTGAAATTAAGTTTGTAGAACATGAAGATCCTTTCTACCAGTTAGGCAAGAACTACGTTTATCAACTTAAATGCGAACTCTTTGAATATGAGGATGAGGTTATTGATACTTCTATTGATGCTATCGATACAGTTGTTCAGGACGATGGGTATATATCTACATTAAAATTGGTTGGTATTGGTAGAACTGCTGAAGTATCAGCATCTATTGGTAGTGGATATGTTAGGGAGATATTCCTTAATAATGATGGATCAGGATACACTTCTCCACCAACAATAACATTCTCAGCTTCTCCAGCATTTACAGATGCAAGAGCAGTTGGTATTTTAACAACTAGGGCAAATGTTACTTCTATTGAGAAGATATTATTGACAAGTGCTGGTGCTGGTTATAATACACCACCAACTATTACGATTTCTGGTGGTGGTGGAACTGGTGCTGCTGCAACTTGTTCTATTGAAACTACATTCCAAGGTGTCATCAACTTCAACGTTGTTGATGGTGGTGTTGGATATGGAACGGAACCAACAGTAACAGTTGCTGGACCTGGTGCAGGAACAACTGCTGTTGGAATAGCGTCTATAGGTACAGCAGGATCTGATCAGGTTGTTAAATCAGTTTATATTGCAAATCCAGGACGTGGATATGTTAATACTCCAAATGTAACTATTGCAGATCCACCTTCTATAGCAGGTATAGGAACATTTATCTTTAATGAAGTTATAAAGGGATCTAGATCAGGTACAGAAGCAAGAGTTAAATCTTGGGATCAAGATACTAAGATATTACTCATAAGTAATGTTGGTATTGGATCAACAGTTTCTGGTTTCTTTACTGGTGAACTTATCGTAGGACAAGAATCTAATGCTTCATATTCACTTGCTTCTTATAATTCTGATGATGCTAATGATAAATATAATGATGGTGACGAATTTGAATTTAACGCAGATCAAATCCTAGACTTCACTGAATCAAATCCTTTTGGTAATTTCTAATGTTAGGAACCTATTTTTATCACGAGATAATAAGAAAAACTGTTATCGCTTTTGGAACTCTTTTTAATGAGGTTCATGTTAGACATCAAGATGCTACAGGAAAAGATATTAGTGATATTAAAGTACCAATTTCATATGGTCCTAAACAGAAGTTTTTAGCAAGAATTCAGCAACAACCAGATTTAAATAAGGCAGTTCAAATAACATTACCTAGAATGTCATTTGAAGTTAATAATATTCAATACGATCCATCTAGGAAAGCAGGTATTACTCAAACTTTTAAGGCACAAGAAGGTTCTAAATTAAAGAAGGTTTTTATGCCAGTTCCATATAATTTGGGATTTGAATTGAACATTCTTACAAAACTCCAAGATGATTCTATGCAGATCTTGGAACAGATTTTACCATTCTTTCAACCAGGTTTCACATTAACAATCGATTTAGCAAAATCTATTGGAGAAAAAAGAGATGTTCCTATGGTACTTGATAGTATTACCTTTACTGATGATTATGAAGGTAATTTTGAAACCAGAAGAGCATTAATTTATACGTTAAACTTTACTGCTAAGACCTATATGTTTGGTCCTATTGCAGATTCTACAGAGGGTCTTATTCGTAAGGTTCAGGTTGATTACTATTCTGATAGTAATCCACAAACTGCAAAACGTGAACAAAGATACACTGTAAAAGCAACAGCGAAAAAGGATTACAATGAAGACACTGTAATCGATCAATTTGATGATCCATTAATCCCACCAGGTGATGATTTTGGATTCACAGAAACTTCGACTTTCTTTGGTGATGGAAAAGAATTTAGTCCAACTAGAAAGATAGATCTTTAAATGGCAAACAAATCAGGCGATAGTTCATTACGTGATTGGTTTGGTAAATCCAAATCTTCTGACGGAACACCAGGTTGGGTTCAATTAGGTGGTAAGTATGCAGGTAAACCCTGTGCAAAGCAACCAGGACAAAAAACTAAACCTAAGTGTGGTTCCAGTAAAATGAAACGGAATCTAAATAAGGATGAGGAGGCAGCAGCTTTCAGACGTAAAAATAAGAAAGATCCTAATCCAAATCGTAAAGGTAAGGCAATTAACGTGAAGACTGAAGAAACTATCGATCAACTCTTTAGAAAAACTTTAGAGGAGAAAAAAGCACAGAAATGTTGGCCTGGTTATGAGAAAAAGGGAACCAAAAAAATGTTTGGTAAGACCTATAATAACTGTGTCAAAAAGGAAGAGGTAGAAATTGTTGATGAAGGTAAGAAAAATTGTGGATGTGGAAAAGATCCATGTGAAACTAAAAATAAATTAAAGAAAACTGCTAAGGAATTAGATGCTGCTGTAGCGATGCATACGAAACAGGCAAAGCGTTTAAGAGGTATGGTAGACGAAGGTAAGTTTACTCATTGGATGGGTGAAGGTAATAAGGCAAAACCAGATTATATTGATATTGACGGTGATGGTGATACTGAAGAGTCAATGAAGAAAGCGGTTAAAGATAAGAAAAAAGGTAAGACAAAAGATAAGGAAGAAATAGAAGAAGGCAAGGGTGAAAAGGATGCTTGTTACCATAAGGTAAAATCAAGGTATTCTGTTTGGCCAAGTGCATATGCTTCAGGTGCTCTTGTTAAGTGCCGTAAAGTAGGTGCTAAG